GAGGGACCATATTATTTTATATGTTATTTATCAGAACTGCTTGAGGAAGATGACAGAAACGGTAGCAGTTGCTCCCGAGCCAACATCGTCTACAGCAATAGCATGAACCATTGCATCAGTACCAGCGGTGTACTTGTAAAGAGTACCTGCGGTGTCACCAAGACAGAGGAAGTCACCACTAGCAACGGCAGTAGCACCTGCGTTGTTAGCACCTTCAACCTTAGCTTCGGCAAGACCAGAGATTACAACCTCTACAAGAGCAGGGGTGCCGGTAGCAGTAGAGACACCGCCAGTGCGAGCCACACCAATAGCGTGAGAGTCTGCGGGTGCCTGACGAACATCAAGGGCAACCGTAGCTCCACCGCCGTTAGCGACAGCAAACTGGACAACATCACCAACAGCAACGGTAGAACTAGCAGCAACCGTAAAGGTTTCAAGCTGACGCCTGTGCATAGCCTCTGGACCAACTGGGACATTTGCACCACCGGGTAGTGCTGAGTAACCTTCGCGTTCGAGGTACTGGATTAGATTTTGAGTAGCCATAGTATTATTTCTCCTTTATTTTAAATACCAGAAAGGACACCACAACCACGGAGATGGTCAGCGATAAGCTGCCCCTTCCAGTAAAGCTGTGCCGCGCGAGCGGTAGTGCCTGAAATGTGCTCAAATGGACCAACGGAGTAGTCACCATCAGGATGCATAACCATCTTGATACCCTCGAAGTTCAGCATTACTGCTGAGAAACGAGTTGCAGCACCTGCATTGAGGGGCATCTCGTTGTCCTGCTCAACAGCCGCACCAGCAAAAGCAAGCTGGAGACGACCACCATCAAGAGTCTTCTCGTTGATGAAACGCTCGTTGGAGAAGAGTGCAGCCTTGTAAGCAGCAAAAGTAGCTGGGTTTACAATGATAGCACGAACATCACCAAAGGGAGAGAACTGCTGGCAGTCCTGATACACCTGAGTCATGTCATCAACAACAGTACCTGCGGTGCCCTGTAGGAAGGAGTTGTACCAACCGGGGACATCTAGGGCAGACTTCTGAAGACCACCAATAGTGTTGGTCTGAGTACCGGGTGCGGCTGCACCAGCTTCAAGGAAGCCAGTAGTAGAAGCCTCACCATTGAGGGTGTTGAGAGTTGTTAGAGTAGTAGAAGATCCTGCAAGAACCTGACGGTTAATCTCACGACGAAGCATGGACATAACGTTCTTCATACGAGCTTCGACAATCTTAACGATTGCTTTCTCGGACTGGTTCTCTAGTTCTTCTTTCTTGGTAATCACGATTGGAGCCACAAAGTCTGACCACTCGTAGATGGCAGGACGAAGCACATCGCTTACAGCGAGGCTGACCGGCTCATAACCAGTGGGGAGAGAAGTGATCGTAGAGTGATCAATAACGGAGAGAGGACGTTGGATTTTAATACCACCGTCTTCGTATTCGATTCCACCGTTCTGCTTGCAGAGGTCGAGGAATGCGGTCTTACGGTAAAGCTGGTCTACCTCACTATCACGGATAGAGTAAAGGGTAGAGGACAGCAGATCATTTGAAATAGCCATTTGATATGTTTCCTTTTTTGTTAGTTAGTTAAATGGGATAGTCTGTTAATACTAAGTGTTCTTGCGAAGTTATTATTAAAAGGTTTGTCCGCATTTATGTCAGGTAATCTTACGATGCTTACAACAAAAGAAGGACGAGTTCTCAATAATAAAGTCGGTGTCAAGTAAAGTTTATTTTCTTCCTTGACTGCGGTGATACTGATAAGCTTCCCAAGCAGACTTAAACTTGGGAGCCTTGATGTTCTTGGGAGAAACATTAGTTCCGTTAGAGGTCTTGTATAGACCTTCACGGGAGTTAGCTCTGTTAGTTAACTTGTTCTCTCTTGCTTCACGAGCCTCGGCTTCAGCGGCTCTACCTTTGACCAACCAGTAAGCATCTTCTAGTTTTAGATCTTCTCTTTCATTTAGCAACTTAGCAATACCAAGCCTATGTTCTTTTAGATCTGGGTGAGCAGTCTTAAACTTCTGAAGTTCAATCTCTCTCTGCTGTACCTGTACTTCCTGTTGTAGTGGGGCAATCATCTGTTGCATCATCTTTGCTGCCTGACGCTCAATCTCTTTCTGTCTACCAGCACTATCCCAAATGTCATACTCTTCGGTGCTGTTAGCCTTAGCATCTACATTCTCTCTGAATGCTCCAGTAGTTAGTAGTTCTTTCTGTCGAATCAAATCAGCACGCTGTGCGTCAAGGTCCGCTCTCATAGCCGCAATCTCTTGTGTCTTCTTTGTGTAAGAAGACCGTAGGTTCTGAATAACCTTACGTCCATTCTCAGGAATATGTTTGAGTACCTCTTGGTATGGTACACCAATCTTGTGATGTTCCTGATTCATTACAGGGTCATCGTCAAAGCTGGCATTAATTAATTCATCAATATTAAATTGATCTACTACCTCGGCTGGTACATCGGATGCTTCTACAGTAGTAGTTGTATCTTCAGCAACCTCGGTGTTGTTGTCCTCTTGGACAACAGATTCAGTTACTTCACTCATGGTAATAATCTCCTTATATTGTTATTACATTCTTTCCATCATTAGTGCGTCGATGTCTTCATCGCTCGCTTCTTCGGCAGGAACACTAGGCTCCTCTTTCTCTGGCTCTTCTTCTTCACCAGTAGCTTCTTTCAGGAAGCGTCTAAACTCTTTGGACTTACTGATAGATTCAAGACGACCAGCCAATAGGGCTAGGTCTCTATCAGAGCTAACACCTTCAAGGTCAATCATCATTTCACTATCAAGGATGTCTGCGTCAATGGCATCAGATACTGCCTGTGCAATCATCATTAGCTCTCGCACGAAGCGGGCTGGGAACTCTTCTAAGCCCTCAGAAAAGTCAGGGTATGTCTCCATATCAAACAAAGAACTTACTTTGTTGTGAGCCCTTACAAGGCTGTTTAAAGCAGACTTACTAAAGTCACCGGTAGGTGCCATAGACTGCATGTCTTCTTCTTCAGCCATACGAAGTTGGTCAACCATACCTTCGGCTTCTCCTTGTGCCATCATCTGGCTGGGGTCCATATTAGAATCCATCCCCATAATCTGGATTTCCATTTCTCTTGCCATTGTAAATCTCCTTATGATTCGTTAAGCATTTGGTGTGCGGGGAATGTTTTTTCTACAGCTTTAATCTTGTCCCCATTAAACTCTTTTAGATTTGCTGCATAAGTGTCATTGATCTTTGCTTGCTCTCTTTCTTTGTTGTGCATCTTCTCTCTGTGATTCTCAATGAAACCTTCACCGAAATCAGATTCAGGTACAAAGCCCTTGGCTCGCATACGGTCTTCTTCTTCTCTCTTGCTACTGACGTGGGCACCAAGTGATTTAGAATACATGTTAGAACCTAAGCCACTACGCCAATCAACTCCCCACAAGGAGGCAGTCTTGGCTGGCATGGTAATCATTTTCTTTAGGTCACCATCGCAGTGGTCACAGGTCTGGGTTACATCGCACTGAGACATAGAAAGAATCTTCTCTGTGTAGTACTTGCATTCTTCACAACAATATTTATAGATAGGCATTAAGGGTTACTCCGGGATTGGTAAGGGGATAGTGGGAGCTTGCCTTACAAGCTCACCTGCTAGAACTTCTGCATCAGTTGTAGGTTCAGCACCAATAGCCTCTGCTCTGGTTCTTACCTGAGTATCTTCCTGTGGTGTAGGGATATCCAAGAATACTTCAGGTAGATCGAATGCTCTGATAACTTCCTCACGAATCTTATCCATAGGAACCTGTAGCTGTGAGAGAACTGGTAAGAGTTCTAATAGCTGACGCTTCTTAAGTTCTTTCGATAGTGGTGTGGCTGCTTGGTCAAGAGCAAAGAACCTGAATGAATGGTCAAGGGAATCTGCTGTAACATAGCGTGGTTTCTTTCCTACCATAATGACAGGGCGGTCACCTTCTTCTAAGGTATAAACCATCATGCGTGTGTAGACTTCTGCAATCTCTTCAATAGCTTCATCACGCTCTCTTGCCATGCGACCAATCTCTGATGCAGTGTACTGAGCAAGTGCTGTAACTTCTGTAGCAGTAGCTCTTGTAGCAATACCCTTTGTGTTCGGAGAGATGATAGAACCTCTCTGGATATCAGACTCAACCATTTGTAGATAACGATCAAAGTTAGTACTAAGGGGAGTAACAGGGACTTCACGAATGATGCCGTCAAGACTTTCATTATCAACAGGAATGATAGCTCCATCAACACCTGCTGTAATCTTAGCCAAAGCTTCTTCATCCCTTGCTCCTTCTTTAACTAGGTACTGCCTGCTATCTCTACGGATAGCATTAGCCCAGAAGGTACGGATTATATTCTTCTCAAAAATCTGGTCATATACTCTGGCAAGTGTGCTGTATCCATCCATAGGCTTATCAGGCACACGACTATAATAAAGACCAACAATAGGAACAAGTGGAGATCCGTCATACTTCCGTAAAGGAATCTGTCTCTTCTCAAGCAAACCTCC